TTTCACTCTTCTTCATTGGATTATTCCCTAAAAATCCGCCGCCACCGGTTTCTGGTATGATATTAGCCCATATTCTATTACCATAATCATCCATTGCTGTTGTTATTTTGAATAAGTTACTATAATATCTACCACAGTAATTGCGTTCTTTGACACACGTTGTAGATAAAATAATGACGGTAGTAACGTTGTTTCCATTATCACGCAGATGTTTGGACCATTCAGTACCTGAGCCTGGATATGTGTTCGGGTTTTGTTTTGTTTGTCCTAAGTATTTTAAACCGGTGATATTGTGGGTCTTGACGTATAGATAATAAATAGTCATGCTGATGCCCTCCCAGGCGTTAGAGTAGTTGGGAATTGGCGTTCCGCGAACTACACTTTTATTTATCTATTATGATAAATAATATGTAACTAAGGGAGATAGTCATCAGTGTATGGCATACAGTACATCAGTTTTCGTTTACACCCCACAACAAATAGTAATAATATCTACAGGAAATGGGTATTTTATGCCTCAATATAGCAAACCGCTTAGCCTTCAGAAAGGAGTGGATAACCAGTTGAGGTTTCAATTTCTAAACAGCGAACAAAAACCGGTTGATATCACAGGCAAGTCTATTACTTGTCGTATTATAAGTTATGATGGCACTGAAGTGCTTATAAAGAAAGCATTAACATTGTTATTGCCAGTAACTGGCATAGCAGTTCTTAGACTAAATGCTGCGGAAATAGAAGATATCCCAACACAAAAAGCTTATTACAGTTTAGAGATTCCTGTAGGAGAATTTGATTATCCTGTATTCATTGACCAAAACATGGGTGCGCGTGGTGATCTTAATATAGTAAATTCTATATTACCTTCCTTTGTTCCTTCTGAAGTTGTAACTATTCCAACTGGTCAAGTTTTTCCAAATACAAATCCCAATGTAAGTTCTAATTTCACTTATTATACCAGTGTGATTAATACACAAGACAATCCTATTTTAACCATTCAGGCTCAGTACAATGAGTATGAAGGTAATATAGTTATCCAAGGCTCTACATTAGTAGACAGCGATTGGTATACAATTACCACAGCAGACTATTCTAATATTTCTGAAACAAAAGGATATACAATTAACGGCTTTCATCCTTTTGTAAGATTACAATTTAATAGTGAACAGGGCGAAGTAGACAACATCTTGGCAAGATAACATCTTGATTTATTATAGAAATATGCTATAATCAATGAATGTTTGATATATTAACAATTATTCCCGGCAAAAGAAAAACAACAGCAAAGGGTTGGGTTTCTTTTAACTCTCCCTGTTGCCATTATCGTGGGCACAAGCCCGATAAAAGAATGCGTGGTGGATTAATAAAAGACAACTACAATTTTACATACAGTTGTTTCAATTGCCACTTTAAATGTAGGTTTGAGTTAGGTAAGCCTCTATCTGCTAATACTAAATTATTTTTAAAATGGTGCGGAGCAGATGAAGGTTTAATTACAAAAATAGGCTTAGAAAGCTTACAGAACAAAGATATCTTAGACTATATTACACCTACAGTAAGAAATATATCTATCAACTTTAAAGAAAAAGAACTTCCTGATAATAGTGAAGTATTAGATATTAATAATCCAAAACATCATAAATTCATTGAATACATAGAAAACAGAAAAATAAATTATGATGAATATCCCTTTTTAGTCACTACAAATGATATGGGAAGAAACTCAAACAGAGTTATTATTCCCTTTACATACAAAGGAAAGATTGTTGGTAATACAAGTAGATTTTTAGACGATAGAAAACCAAAGTATCTTAATGATCAACCTACTGGTTACTTATTTGGTTACGATTTTCAAAAACCTGAATGGTCTATTTGTATTGTTGTTGAAGGTATATTTGATGCACTAAGCATAGACGCTTGTGCTTTGGGTACTAGTACGATCAGTTTAGAACAACAAGAATTACTAAGACGATTAAACAGAACAATTATTGTAGTTCCCGATCAAGACAAAACAGGATTAGACCTAATTGATCAAGCATTAGAATTAGGGTATCAAGTAAGTTTACCTGAATGGGGATTTAATAGTGATAACAAACCCATTAAAGACGTAAATGAAGCAGTAGTAAAATATGGTCGTTTACCTACATTACTAAGTATCATACAATCAGCGACTATGAGTAAAATTAAGATAGACATGAGGAGAAGAAAGCTTGTTAAAAGAATTTAATTCTGAAGTACAAATATTATTTTTAAGAATGATGGTTACAAATTCAGACCTCTATACAAGAGTGATGAATATAATGAATCCACAAAACTTTGACAGAACCACAAGACCTGTAGCAGAGTTTATGGTAGAACACGCACACAAGTATCATATCTTACCCGATCCAGTACAAATCAAAGCAGCAACCGGGATAGAAATTGAACGCATAGCTGACTTAGACAGTCAAGGGCATACAGAATTCTTTTTAGCAGAATTTGAAAACTTTACTAAAAGACAAGAACTAGAACGAGCAATTTTAAAAGCAGCCGAACTTTTAGAAAAAGGTGAATATGATCCAGTAGAAAAATTGATCAAAGATGCGGTACAGATATCACTTCAACGAGATATGGGTACTAATTATTTTGCTGATCCTAAAGAACGATTAAACAAATACTTTAATCAGGGAGGGCAAGTAAGCACAGGTTGGCCCCAACTTGATAGAATTATGTATGGCGGTATGTCTCGCGGTGAGTTAAACATATTTGCGGGAGGATCAGGTAGTGGTAAGAGTTTGGTAATGATGAACATAGCTTTGAATTTTTTAAATCAAGGATTAAGCGGTGTTTATATTACACTTGAACTGTCTGAAGAGCTAACTGCTTTACGTACTGATGCTATGTTAACTAGCATGAGTACAAAAGATATCAGAAAAGACTTAGACACAGTAGAACTAAAAGTAAAAATGGCTGCTAAAAAGTCAGGACAATATCGCGTTAAGGGATTGCCTGCACAAAGCAACGTAAATGTAATCAGAAGTTATATCAAAGAAGTACAGATACAAACAGGAATGCCAGTAGACTTTGTAATGATTGACTACTTAGATTTAGTAATGCCTGTTTCTGTAAAAGTAAACCCCAATGATCAGTTTATCAAAGACAAGTATGTAAGTGAAGAGTTAAGAAACTTAGCAAAAGAATTGGGTGTATTAATGATAACTGCTTCACAGCTAAACAGATCGGCTGTAGAAGAAATTGAATTTGATCATAGTCATATCGCTGGTGGTATTTCTAAGATTAACACTGCTGACTATGTGTTTGGTATCTTTACTAGCAGAAGTATGAAAGAACGCGGTAAATATCAGATTCAGTGTATGAAATCGCGTAGCTCTACTGGTGTAGGACAAAAGATTGATCTTGAATATAACATTGATACTATGCGAATTACAGACGAAGGTGGTGATGAAAATGCCGGGTATCGCCAATCTGCTACAGATATTATGAACAAAATTAAAACTGTAAGTGCAGTATCTCACAATGAAACTATTGATGCTAACACTGGTGAAATTCAACAACCTGAGAAAAAAGTAGTAGCAGATGTTCAGGGTTCTAAGTTAAGAAGTATGTTAAACTCCTTAAAGAATAATTAATCTAAGATAAATATAATAAAGGTTTCATCGTATGCAAAAGAAAACACGCAGTCTCTTAGAAGAACTAGAAAGTATAGGCAACAATAAGGATGTTAATCTTCTTATTGAAAACCGTGCCAACAATGTTATTTCAAGTGCTATCAATCTTTTAGAATTGGTGAAAAAGCATTATTCCCTTGAAAAAGCTGAACTACTAGAAAGAAAACTGCTAAGTGCGATTAAAGGCAGAGATCAAGAAAGATTTTCTAAGTCTTTAAGGAAAAAAGATGATTAGACTATTTGAAGGCGGGAATATTTTCAAAGATGAGCAGGGAGTTCCTGTTACTCGCCGCATCAATAAAAATGAAATCCCTGATACTATTAGCTGGTTAGAAAAACTAACTGGTTTGGATTTAACTAAAGAAAAAGCTAAAGATGGATTACCTATAAAATGGTTAGGTTCTACTGGTAGAAAAGAATCTTCAGGGGACTTAGACTTAGCTGTTAACAGTCAGGAAATTTCTAAAGCTGAATTAGAATCACAATTAAAAAACTGGGCTACAAAGCAGGGTTTAAATCCAAAAGAATGGGTAGCTAAGTCAGGTATATCAGTTCACTTTAAAGCTCCAATTTTAGGCGATGTTGAAAACGGATTTGTACAAGCAGATTTTATGTTTCTAGATAATTTTGATTGGGGTACGTTCTTACTAAGTCAGGGCCCTAGTGAATATAAGGGCATGTTTAGAGAAATTTTACTTAACAATGTAGCTAAAGGTACTGTAAGTTCTGAGCATCCTCAAGGCTTGCGTTTAAGTATGAAAGGCTTAGCGGACAGAGCTACTAACGAAGTTATTACATTTGATATTGATACTGTTGCTAAAGCTTTATTTGGCCCAACTGGCTCTAAAGAAGATATGATGTCAGTAGAAAATATCTATAAGAAGTTAGCTAACGATCCCAACAAAGAAAAGAAAGTAAGTGAATTTGAAGAGTACGCTAGATCGCAAGGCGTTACGCCTCCAGGAACTAAAGTACAAGAAAGTTTGTCAGATATCATGGCAAGATTTCGTAGTATTGTAATAGAAAATTCAGTAATTTTAAGTGAAGCAGCACCCGGTCCTAGAATACCGCATCCTGAAGACGCAATTTTTGATGGCAGTAGTGAAGCAAAAAAATATCTAGACGCACTCAAGCAAGCCTCTGCTAATCCTGATTCAGGTAGTATTAAATGGGATGGCGGCATCGCACTTTACTTTGGATATAGTCCCGAAGATAAATTCTTTATTAATGACAAGTACATGCCCGCAGGGTTTTATGCATATAGTCCACAGGATTGGGAAAGATATGACACCCAGATAAAAAAGAGCAAGGTCGCCAGACCTGATTTGTATCAAAAAA